GAGAGGCCAAGTTCAAGCGGTTCCGGCCAACGCACAAAAAGGTGTCGTCAATATTGGAGCGCATGGTCGAGGAGCAGGTCGCCATAGTGATCGCCCCCGGACGACCAGGCAAGGCGACCAAGTACCGATGGAGCGAAGTGGGGGAAGATGAGGAAGAACGCCTCAGAGAGTAACATAGCGTTATTGATTACCCAGGGTAAGAACAACAGCGAGATCGCCAGACAACTTAAGGTGGACCGAAAACGTGTAGCCAGTGTGCGGGGGCTCATCAACCCCTCAACTCCCCCCACATTAGATTCTATGACGCTGGACAAGATAAGGGCCGTGGCTAGACTGGAGCTATCACAAGAGGAAACGCTCAATGAGTTCAGCGACCAACTGGGGGAGTACACCAAGAACTACAAGAGCGCCATGCTCCTGGGGGACCAGGAGGCTGCGGCGAAGTGGGCGGTCCTGCGCGTCAAGCTCCTGGAGAGCATGATAAAGATAAGCGGACTGGACAAGCGCTGCGAACTCCCCCCACCCGACCCGCAGGATGCGCTATACAACATGAGCGACGAGGAGGTGGAACGCCGTGCTCGGGAGATCCTTGCCAAGCGTCAGTGATACCGCCATCCTGCACGAGCTGACGCACCGCTGGGCCTTCCTAGCACACCCTGGCCAGATACCACCTAAGGACCGGGAGTGGTTCGCGTACCTCATGCGCTCCGGGCGTGGCGGGGGCAAGACCAGGGCAGGGAGCGAATGGGTCCTCCAGCGGGTGAGGGAGGGGTATCGAAGTATCGCCCTGGTAGGTAAGACCGCCTCGGACGTGCGAGATACGATGATCGAGCTGGGTGAGTCCAGCATAATGAAGGTCGCTCGGCCGAAAGAACTCCCCACATACGAGCCGTCGAAGCGGAGGCTGACGTTCCCTAACGGTGCCGTGGCGGTGGCGTACAATGGGGATGAGCCCGATCAACTAAGGGGACCGCAGCACGACAGCGCATGGATAGATGAGCTTGCCAAGTTCCGCTATGCCGAGGAGTGTTGGGACAATTTGCTCTTTGGATTACGATTAGGTAACAATCCCCAGGTATTTGTTACCACAACACCGAGGCCAATCCCCATAATCCGTAAACTGCTGGCGAGTAAGGATACGATAGACGTACAATTCTCGACGTTCGAGAACGCCGAGAACCTATCCCCCATCTTCCTGGAGAAGATACGGGAGAAGTACGAGGGCACGCGGCTCGGACGGCAGGAGCTGGGCGGGGAGATATTGGACGACAACCCTGGGGCGCTGTGGCAGCGAGGCATCATCGAGGCGCAGAGAGTACAGAAGCCCCCATTCCTGACGCGCATCGTGGTCGGCGTGGACCCCGCAACGACAGATAACGAGGATAGCGATGAGACGGGGATAGTGGCCGCAGGCAGGGGGGCGGACAACCATGCCTACATCCTGGGGGATTTCACGATCAAAGGCTCCCCACTCCAATGGGCCAAGGAGACGCTAAAGGCATACCAACTAACAAATGCAGACCGGGTTGTTGGGGAAGGTAACAATGGGGGTAAGTTAGTGGAGGTCAATATTAGGACGGTCGCTCCTAATATCCCTTACGAGATGGTGTGGGCATCACGGGCCAAGCAGATCAGGGCCGAACCCGTGTCCTCCATCTATGAGCAAGGCCGTGGGCACCATGTCGGTTGTTTCCCTATGCTGGAGGATGAGATGTGCGAGTGGGTGCCAGGGAAGAAATCACCAAACAGGATGGATGCATTAGTATGGGCCGTCTATGAGGTGATGGATCTGTCGGAGCCCGTGAGCGACACATCCCGCTTCCGCATCGTTGCATCGAGGTGAGAACATGGAATCACAAGCAATCAATATTATTGCGTGGAAAGACATTCGGGCGGGTGAGGAATTATTCATCATGCTTGCGGGAAAGCATGTTTACGGTATCGCTCTAATGACGGCCAAGAAGGGGGAAAAAGTACCAATAGCGATTTCTTAAGGTAAATCTCGCTCCCCCAGCGCCAATTTAACATTTGTTATAAATACCAAGTTCGAGCAATGAACTTGTGCACAGCCTGGGTTCAGCCTGGGGTAGAGCATTAGCATCACCACTTCCGCAGCCCAAGCCAAAGAGCTACGCCAAGGCCACAGGTTCAAAGAAGGATGTTTTTAGCAAGCGCGACCGCGACGTTGAACTCCTGGAGAAGCTAGAGATATTCTACAACCAGGGCGGCCCGGTCGCTGAGGCCATCGACGCTTATCCATTGTGCATCCTCAGCCCAGGATACCGTTTGGAAGGTCCAGAGGGCGATGTCCAGCGCGTCCAGGACGTGTACGACCTGGTGGACATCGAGAGCGTATTGTGGCAGTTGATCGTCGAGTCCTTGAAACAAGGGGACGGCATCGCTGAGCTGACCAGGGGGAGGGGCCAGAGTTCCGGCGAGGTCACGGGGATCTTCCCGCGAGCGTCCAAGGATTTTGATATAGAGGCGGACGACCGGGGCATCATATCGGGCTACAAGCAAATTATCGCACGCTCTGTTTACGACACCAAGAGCGTGGCGCTGGCACCGGAGGAGGTCATCCATCTATCGCTCCTGCCGGTGGCCGGGAGCGTGTACGGCCTCTCCCTTTTGCAGCGTGCCTATGACGACATCGTTCGGGACGCTCAGATAGCGGAATCCACCACGGAAGCGGTCAAGAGGCACGGGTTCAGGCGCTATCACATCGCCGTCGGCAAGGAGGGCGAGACTGTCCCCAAGGAGGACATCGACGCCGTAAGCGACGAGTTCAAGAAGCTGAGCGACGGGAGCAAGACCGAGATAACCACCCAGCGCGACGTGCTCATCACCAACCTGGACCAGGGATCACTCCCTGCGAACGAGTATTTCCAGTGGACCACCGACCGCCTATGTACGGCCCTGGGTGTTCCCGAGGAGATACTCGGATTGGGCAGGGGAAGCACCGAGGCCACCGCCAATGTGAGGCGCAAGGCATGGAACGACAAGATAGGGGCGTTCCAGCGCAAGGTCGCGCGGTGCATAAATCTCCAGCTCAACGACCGCATAACGCGCACCCCGGGCGTGGTCAAGCTCATTTTCAATGATGTTGACCCCGAGGATGAGAGCAAGGTCGCGGACCTTATCACCAAGCTCACCGCCAGCGCGATGGACCCCTTCCAGATCGTGTCACCGCAGTGGTGCCGGGAGCGCATCGGCGTGACCGAGGAGGACTATCAGGCGGACATGGACGTGCTCGATGAGCAGGCCGCCCAGGACACCCCCGAACAGTTACAGCCGTTCATAGGGCAGGACAACCCCCCAGGGCAGGAGAAGGCCCCCGAGGAGATGCCAATGGAGGAGGCCGGGGATGGTCAATAAGAGGTCCCGCTCCTTCCGGCGCGACCCCAGCATGATGGCGGGGCGCATCAAGCGTTATGAACGACGGCTCAGAGGCTTGATCGAGGACGCGAGGACCGAGCTAGAAGGGCTCGTAGATACCGGGCGAAGCATGGAGCGGGCGCTGGAGCGCGACATCAACATGTCCCTCCTGCAAATGCACCTTAACAAGATCCTGCTAGACCGCATCCTGACCCCAGCCGAGACGCTGGCATCGGATGAGGTGACGCTCGCATACCGCGCCGGGAGTGTTCGCGCGGACCAGTTCTTAGGTGTTAAGGTTTCTGCGAATCTCGTAAATATGCCCGCTGACAAATCAGCGTTATCCGTACTCAAGGCCCGTAGCCTGACAGGATTAAAGGGCATAACTGACGAAATGAGCAAGAGCATCATGCAAGAGATAACGGACGGGATGCTCCGAGGCCAGTCTCCGCGAGAGGTTGCTAAGGGAATCTCCGAGCGAGTGGACGTTTCTCAGTCGAGGGCCGTCACGATGGCCCGAACAGAGACCATGAAGGCGTACAATCAGGGCGCCACTAATCGCTACAAGCAGCGCGGGGTGGAGATGGTCGAATGGTTGGCCACATCCTCAGAGAGGACCTGTGCTGAATGTTGGGCCTTGGATGGCAAGCAGTTCCCCGTAGGTGAGGAGCCCGCCGTTCATGGTGGAACGAATGCCAACTGCCGCTGTACAATTTTGCCAGTCATCACTCCGTTGGAGGACCTATGAGCGATCATCAAATTAGAATGTTGAACCTGGACCTCCCGAGGGAGCCGTCCAACTACATCGAGAGCGAGGACGGCCTGACCGTCCGCAACGTCAAGCTATTGGCGGAGGGGACGTGGACCGACAGCGCGGTGCAGACCCCGCTATTCT